TACCAAAATATCCGTATACAGTGTTGATTAAAATCTTTAATGTGAATTGTTTTATATCGAGTTGGTCTGCTTTTCTTTGAACTTGTTGTCGATCCGGGTCATCTTTGCTCATTTTTGAGAGTCTGATCTTCAACTTCTTCAATTCTTTCTTAACTTCCACGCGCTGCTGATATATACCATCCACAATCTCTGGCATGATACCTTTTTTCTTTTGTGAGAATAGAACTTTTGCTTTAGACACAGCTATGTCATCCTTACGCACAAACTCCATGAATCCTTGGTGTGTTAATTTGAATTCCTTTCCAGTGACGTGCTTGATGTATATATGTGTTTCATCCTTGTGTGTTATTTTACCCACTTTTGTCTCTGGACTAAGGTTCAGGCTGATCATTGTGTTTGGATACAGGCTATTGGCATCAAAACTTATCACATCATGTTGAAAACCTCGCTGAGGTTCACCTACATATGCACCCTCATACTTACCTGCATTGTTAATGTCCTTGACGAATGTAGGTACAACTAAATTCTTACTACGTGCCTTGATAACAGTGGCTCCTGTTATCACACTCAATGTTCCCATCGCACTTTCTATAGTGGTCAGTCCAGTGTATGCTAACATGCGAAGTAATTCCAAATACCGGAGTTTATCCTCCATTGCAACGAGTAGATTTACGTCTTGTACGTTATACTCTACAAACGTCTGCCAGTCATCGTCCGCCAACGCGCTCAAATTAGTGTTACCATAATCAACCTTACGCTCACCTAACTCTAGTTCAGCTATAGCATCAAGTTTGTAACTCTCTCTCAACCCTATGCTGAATTTTTTATAAATGTCTAAATAGTCAACACACGCGACACCACTTATATACCATCTCTGTTGCTCTCGACCGAACGCACCCGTAACCATTCGACTGTATATGTTTTCAATCGGGCTCATTTTCTTGATACTATCTTCACCGAGGATTCGAGTGGATCGGTTGATTATATATGGCATATCAAACCCTTCACTATTCCAGCCGCTTATTATGTCTGGAACACTTCGTGAAACATAATTGAGGTAACATTCCAACAACCGCTGTTCAGTTTCACAATAAACATATTCACAGTTATCTATCTTCTTCTCAAGTCTCTTGGTGCCCCATGTGTAGAAGCATTTATCCAGACTATCATACACCGTGATAACATTGATCGGTTGACTGGCCTCCTCTGGTGTGGGGAAGAAGTCCGGGCAATACACCTCAATATCTACATATTGTATTCGTAACGGATTTTTGGTGAACTCAAGATCATCATTCTTCTTCCAAAATGTATCTATCAAGAATTGTTGTTCTGGTCTCAAGTTTTCAAAAACACGATTGGTTCCACATTCTCGTATAAAATTGTTTCGTTGCCTGGTGTCTTTAAATAGTTTTTTTCTTAATGGTGTCTCGAATATACTGGTCGAATCTCCCTGTAACGTTGTCTCAACATACAAATACGGGTTGAAACTCATATCCATCATCACACGCTTACCATTATCATCCCATGTGAGTAGTGTTACTGTCTCATCCCTAGGGTTATAACAAACATTTCTATACATACTACGATTATATGTTGACAAGATAATAATTGCAACTAAATACTTGTTATGAGTCTAGACACTAACAAAGTTGCGAAGGTTATCATGATGTGGAAGAACAGATGTTTGATGCTCGAGCGTATCAACGGTGACGGATGGGAACTACCAGGTGGTCATTTGAATATCGGGGAGACATTCTCACAAGGTGCCAAAAGAGAAGTCATGGAAGAAACAAAAATAAAAATATCAAAGCTGAAAACCATATTAAAACAAACCGACTTTCAGTTGTTTGTTGCTACACCTAAAATATTAAAGGTTGTGCTGTCTGATGAACATAAAAGCTACAAGTGGGTAAACAAGAGACAATTTTTAAAGCTCAAACACTCTAAAGGTACCAAGATAAACATGGTAGCAATTCTTGCCACTCTATGAACTTGGTGTCACTCCGTTGAACGAGTTCAGCAACTTACGATCTGGATGAGCGTAAGGCAATGTATACAACTCCACATATTTGCCTAGATTGTCTGGATTCTCTAACCACCTTTTTTCGGCTTCAACTCTACCTTTTCTTACTGCCTTCATGAACGTGTTTTTATCCTTCATGACATGGTCAATCTGATCAACCATCTCCTCTCCGGTCTTGAATTTGTAATGCGCGTTTTCATATGTGCACATATCTTGACATATAGCAGGTACACCAAACGCACAACCTTCCACAAACTTCAAGTCACTCTTCGATCGGTTAAACACGTTATCCACCAACGGAGCCACCATCACATTAGGTTTTATTTTCTTAACCAATCTAGGGTATTCATACAGGTTTGTCCATGGGTGAAACTCAATCTTTCCTTGTTGTATCAAACTTCTCAACCCATTCGGGAACGCGCCTATGAACACCCACTGATACTTGTTCACTGTCTTCTTGACCACATCAATTATATGACAAAAGTCGTCCTTCTGTCCAGCTAAGTTATCAACATCAAAATGAGCCCCACTACCGGCGTACAACACTCTCGGTTTCTTTTTTCTTTTGCTGTAGTTCTTGTCTATCATGAGTTCATCATACTGATCCAACCAATACCTAGGCGGGTAGTTGGGTATGACTGTTATATTCTTATTACCAGTTTTGTTGATATAGTACTCCTTCATGTAATCGCATGTGACTGTTATCTCATCACACATGCTCATCATCGCGGTTGTCGCCTCTTTTATCGCCTCATCAACAAACGCACCTTTGAATTTGTTGTAATCAGGTATATCTTCATGAAACACAATGTCGTCTATCTCATACACTAAACTGAATTTCATTTTTTCACCCAACCTCTTTAGATATTCTATAAACTTTTGCTGACTCGGTGTGGCTTGTCTTTGAACACGCACACACTTGGTGTTGGTGTAGTACTTTTCATCTGTGACCATCACGGTGCTACCGTGTATTACGGCTCGTTGATATGCATTCATGGTGTGCTCAGGCCACAACATGCGCCAAAAACCACAACCACTAAAATCAGCATAATAGTTTATACCTCTCGGCATGTCTACCTCACGAGGTCGTGTCTTAGGTGTTATACGTTGAGGTTGTGGAGACTGTGGCCGGAGAAATGATATTGTGTCACGTGGTTTGGACCCAATCACCGAACCAGGAATATTACCACCTATTATAGAACTGTTTGTGTTTAACATATACTGTATTATTTAAGCTCACTCTCAGGTGTTTCAACTCGTGTTGTCATTCCATTTTGCTTCTCAAGGAATATGACTTCACCAGTGGCGAGTTTGGTGCTCTCTTTACGGTGACTTATCACAATCACACATTCTTTGTAGTTCTCTATACGTTCATTCAGTATATCGATCACCAACTCAACACCACGCTCATCTAAACTGCTATCAAACAGCTCATCATACATGCTGAAGTTGAATGCGACATCTCCTTGCAGTCTTCTGATGTCCATGAACGCGAACAAACAAGCAAGATCGATGTTCTTACGCTCCGCACCACTGAAGTTGAAGTACGAGCACGGCTTACCTTTCTCATCTATTATCTCATCTTCGAAATATTCATTGAAAACACAGATGCAATTACTATCCATCTTCTTCAAGTAGTACGAAAGCTTGGCGTTGAACAATTGTAATATTTTCTTGACAATATATGACTTAACACCTTCCTCACTCACAACAAACTTTATGATTTCCAACTTTGCGAGCTTGTTTTTAATGACATCAATCCCAGTTTGAGCTGTTTCCAATCTCTTCTCAGTTGATGTTATCGTCTTATCGTATTCATCGTGTGTGTTGCTTATAGATTTTAGATCATCCTCAATGTCATTCAACTGACTGTTCAATTGCTCGATTTGTTTGCCAATATTCCTGTTGTTTGTTATTTCGATCTGTGTTTGTTGTAATTTTTTTGTCTGCTTTAGACGTTTTTCAGATAGCAATGATTTCAACTTACGTGCCTCGTCAAGCTTATTGTCACATTCAGTTTTCCCGCCGGATAAGTCACTCAATTGTGCTTGCAATTTACTCTTCTCTTGATTGATTAAATCTTTATGTGTTTCATCCAGTTTGTGCAGACATGTCGGGCATGTGCTGTGCTCAGAACTTATACGTGAGTGCTTCGATTGTGTTACATCTATTAATGTTGTTATTTGACTCCTTTTAGAAATTATTTTTTGTATTTTCTCATCAACTTCAGGTAACAGCTCATCAACCTTGGCAATACTCTCGGTTATACCGGTTGTATCGGTTTGTGTCGCATTTTGTATCTTTTCTTGTAAAGCTTCGACCTCTTTGACACAATTAGCGCGCCTCAATTGTAGTTTGTCATGTGCTCGCATGCGAGTCGCGTCTGCATTACGCTTTTGCTCCTGTTGTGTGGCGAGTGTGTTTGATATTTCCTCATATCGTGCACACTCTATATCTAGTTCCTTAGAGACACCGTTATATTCTTGCCTCACATCAGTCAACATGTTGCTAAAAACTTGTAAGTTGAAAATACCTTCAATAAACTTGCGTTTTTCAAGCTTCTTCTTGGCCATGAATGGTGTCGCATTGTTTATGGTCATTATCACACAATTCTGAAACACTTCAGCTGTGGTGTTCAAGAGATCTTGTATGTAATTTGTTGTGTTTTGAATTGTGTCGCGAGTTATGTCCTCTCCGTCCTTGTATAAATAACACTTTGTTGGTGTCAGCTGTCGAATTATCTTATATTCGTAGGATTTACCGTCAGTGTTAACATCAAATGACAGCTCCACAACACAACCACGTTGTGTCGTGTTGTTCACAATATGTTCTTTCTTCAACTCTCGTAATGTGCTACCAAATATTGCGAAATATATACTATCAGCAACAGTACTCTTACCGACACCGTTACGGCGATCCAGTTTATCTTTATTATTGCCTGTGATTATGTTCAACCCGGTGTTGAAATCGATACTCACTGGTGTTTCTCCAACACTCAGAAAGTTTTTTATCACCACATTTTTAAAATTTACATACTTCATTTATTTCTTCTGTATAACTCTATTGTATAATCAATTATCTCTCGCTTGTTGGGTACATCCTCTAGCAAGTTGACAAATTCCTCGATAGCCACAGCTATATCCACACCTGATAGGTCATGATCATCCTCACACTCCAGTCCGAATTTATCAAAATTCACATCATAATCAGCTGTAATACTCTTAGCATCCAGTTCTAGGAATTTTTTCAACAAAATGTCCATATCATCAGGAGCCACCGGCAGGTCTACTATCATTTTGACGATATTATTTTTGAAAACTGTTCTCACTTCATCTGTCAACCCTTCATGTTGTATGAGCTCGGATAGTTTTATTTTCTGATGTGTGGGTGACATGGTGTTTTCATAAAACTTATAATCACTAGTCATCACATCGAGTATGTAATACCCCTTGGTACTATACACATCTCCGAAATCCATCTGGTATGGGCAACCTAGATACAATATAGTACCATTTCTATACTTACGCTCTTCACGCAGGTGAAAATGTCCTGTTATTACCAGAGGTGAACGCTTGAGTAACTCTCCACTCTTTATACCGTCTTCACAAACTTTGTGTTGATTGAACTTAAATGACTGAATCTCGAAATGACCGAATATGATATCACATTCTTCTATTTGTTTCACTGTCGTACCCCACGGACACATCATTAGTTTTTTATTATTATACTCGTATAGTGTCGGCTGTTCCACCACTGTTATATTGGACCATCCGCTCAATATACTCAACGAGTTTATCTCAGACTTATCCTTATAAAATGCATCATGATTACCCACTAACAACACGATGTTGAAATCCGACCAGATCCTCAACATGTCTGTCACTACTTGTATCGTGTTCACCGCAATCTCATCACGATAATGAAACAGATCTCCTGGTAATATTATATCAGTTATACCCTTCTGTTTGAGTTCGTCTCGCAACCACCTAGCCCAATTTAATGATATGTCATGCCACATCGCAGAGTTTTGATGTACACCTACATGTACATCAGAGACACAACAAACTTTTCTTTGATTCAGATCAAGTCTCATCACCACCGGAATCAGATGTTTGATTGGCCATCTTGTACTCACTTGCCAACTCCTCATACACCATTTCCTGATAATCGTTCACAACTTGTCTCTGCTTCTTTTCTTTCTTGATACGATTGATAAACGCATGGAAGGCAATTGTTGTGAAGTATGAAAATGGATTGTTACCGGTTTCAATATTAAATTTTTTACTCTGTAATGCCGAGAACATCTTAACAATCGCGTCACCAACCATGTCATCCTTATACGAGTAGTTTATGAAGTTGGGAGCATAACTCAAACCTTTGGCGATTTTGAAAATACTCTCACCAAGCTTGTCCCCTATATCATCTGTACCACTATTGTAGTATTCAATTATATCTTGTGTGAACTCTTTTCCGTTCACATAATGTGGTTTTTTATCTTTCTTCGATTTTTTTGATGCCATAATCAATTCGTTCTCCTTTATATAAACTGAGCCGTTTAGAATAGTGTTGTAATCCGTAATGTAACATATCTGCTATGTCTATTATTATAACACCTTTCTTGTCTTTATGCAACCTAAGACCTCTACCAATACTCTGTATTATCTTGACCTTGGCTTTACCACCTCCGGCGAAGACTATGTAATGTAAGTTTTTGATGTTGATACCGGTAGAGAATATTTTAGATATCGCGATACACACAACGTTGTTGGACTTCTCCATCAACTTCTTGACCTTGTCACGTTCTTCCACTTCTACCTCACCTCTGATGAAGAAAACTTGCTTATCTTTGCAACTTGATCTCAACTTACCATACAATTCTTCTCCATGCTCAATATAATCAACCATTATCAGACTGTTGTTTTCAAAATTGACAGACAGCTTGCTTATCACATCATTCCGGAATGGGTGTTTGGCGATGAATTGTTGTTCTCTACGGAATTTTGCCCCTGGATCATATCTATCAGCCGGGAATGTCGGTGGTTTGTCTTTGTATTGTATTTTTATCACCTGTACCTTGGCTCGAGCCACATATTGCTGTTCTCGTAACTGATAACTGTTACGTTCATACAACACTTTACCTATATGACCAATTATATTCCATTGATCTAGTTGTTGTTCTGGCATGGTACCAGTGAATCCAAATTTATGTGGTGTGCGGATGGTCTTGATCAGTTTGTTTATCTTGTTGTCTTTACGCAACTTATGGACCTCGTCTATTATTAGCAGGTCAATGTCCTTTATCCAATCAACATCCGACTTGTCACTCTGCAGAATACCCATGTTGGCTATGATGACATTGCTACCCATGTTCAACTTGTTGCTACCGGACCATTTACTGTGCAAGAATGTTGCTTTGTATTCATGAAAATCTGATGATGTTTGATTCACTAGACCCAGGTCAGGTACCAGTATCAAACACTTGAGATGTTTGTGTTGATGGTATATCGATTCTATCAAACTCGCGATTGTTAATGTTTTACCACCGGCAGTTGCAAGTATTGTCACTCCTCGACCGCTCTTCAAACAAACATCCACAATGTTTTGTTGATAGTCTCTTAACTCTAGAGATAATTTCGGTCTTTCTGCATGAAACACGCGTGAATACCCCGGGCTGATGATTTCCCTGAGTTGATCTGTTATATGTATGTTTGTTTCAGGAGAATTTTCCTTCACGAAACCTCTTATTGAGTGAAACAATCCTGGCTCAAAGCGACCTTGAGGTGTTATTACATATCTGCGACTGGGTATGAATCTACTTTTGTATCTTGCGTATTTTGCGGCGTCATTATGCACTGAGAAGTGTTCACGTATCTCATCAAAATGATCTCCCGACATGATTGCCAATCGCTTTCGATTGTCGAAATCAAATGTGATGGTGTACTTGCTCATTAAAGTGTTTCTAGCTTCATCACTTCAATTATGTTTTTGATGTCAAAGCTCATTCCGCTGAATATACGTTCACCCTTTTCAAGGAAGTCTACAATCAATCGATTCTCCTTGATAGACTCATCAATGTTCTTTATGTTCGGGTGTTTTTCAGCTGCTTTTTGTGCTGTAGCGAGGGTGACTTGATATGTCGCGGTGTCTATCATCTCTTGAGCGATCATCTTGATGGTGTTATCACGAGATGATTTTAATCGCTCCAACTCACCTTTGGCTCTTATCAATCGACCAACCCACTTGTGCTTGAGAGCCGGGAGTTTCATTTGTACCTCTTTCAGGTTGAATTCGTCGAGATCAACATCCACGCCCATTTCCTTAATATATTGTTCTAGTTGTTTCATTTAATGTTAACAACATAAATAATAGCATACATTGCACCATAAATCAAATGAAACTTTTCGAAACTATATTTTACAAACATTTAAACGAGACCAACATGTCAGGAGCTGGCGGTGTTTTTGGTGATACTGGCAGCATGGGGTTCGGAGGAGCGGTTACCCCTGCCACTGACTTTTACGCACCTGGTGATAGTAGAATACCTAAAGGTGGTGCGAAGAAAGGTTCTGGATTCAAGCATTGTGACCATTGCAAGACCAAATCCAAGTGCCGCAAGGCTGGTAAATGTTTAGGACAGAACATGAAGGAAAAGAATGGTTCGATACAACCGCTGATTCCAATGCAACGTAGACCTTTGAACGGCGCGATGTAAATAAGTGCATGACTTCTCCACAAAAGGCCAAGGGCAATGGGTTCGAGCGCATCATTGCTAAACATCTTTCCAAAATATTTGATAGTAATTTCACACGAGTTCCAACTAGCGGGGCCATGACAGGTGGTATGAATGCTCATGTGTTAGAGAAGTTAACAGACTCACAGAAGTTGCTACTCGAGGGAGATATCATTCCGCCTGACCACCTTTACAACATGAAGATTGAATGCAAGGCTCATAAGAACTTTTCATTCGCGAAGCTCTTTTCGAGAAACAAGCAGTTGGATGATTGGATCACACAGGCGTGGAGTGATGAAAAGGTTTGGTTTTTGATATTTAAGATAAACAACCAAGGCACGCACCTATGTTTTGGTCGCGACGTTTTCAACAAGTGTGATGAATTGAAGAATCGGAACTATCTGGTTTATAATAAAGACATGTACATCACCAGCATGGACAATTTCTTTGAACAATACAAACAGATTTTGTTGCAAATTTGCACTAAGTAATACACAATATACACATGCGGTTTATCGATTTAAACAATCATGGCCTACGTGTGCTGAACTTCGAGTATATTTTTATCGATGCATACAAACACATAGTGAATGACCTGTTCATGTACGACAAGCATCATGATTTGAATCTCAGGTCCCAAGACACGAAGCGTATATATTATTATCACATGATAAAACACGTGTGCGATGTAGTAGTGTCAAGTGGTAGCAACAACAGAATCATTGTTTACTATAGTGAGAAAGACATCAAATGTGATTTCAAACAATGTGTAAATAATAGAACACGAAAAGGAGCTAAAAAAGACACACAACCGGATTTTCGGTTGTTCATGACAAGATTCTTCAAACAAGTAAAGACTGTGTTACCAATAAAGGTTTTCCAGTCACCGGTGAAATTCAACACGTTCGTACAATATTACAACACCAATAAAGGCAAGTATATGGAATTGATCAACATGATGAAACAGAGTAAACCGGTACCAAGTAACATGGAGAAGTTCAAGAAATTCACAAGTAAATACAAACTCAATTATCTTGACAAACACTACGTAAATAACGTGAAGATCAAGTGCATGATGTATAAATAAGTATATCATGACTAAAGGTTTTGTAAATTCACTCCAGCAAGCACAAAAAAGATACATCAATTCACAAGCAAATGTGGTGGTGGAATCAAACAAAACGTCCAATCTCATGAACGAAGTGTTTGGTAAGATCAGAAAGGCTGCCAACAAGATAGACAGGGTGTATCAACGAACAAAGAATAGTGGTGATGCTCTCGGTTCCATAGCCAGAGAGTACAAACCAACAGAAAAGGAACCGGAGCAACAGGACCCTAACAGTATATTCGCTCCTCTACCAGGTAACAACCAACAAACACAGGGCCAAGATCAAGACACGAGCACACAACAGAATCAAAATTCCAGACGACCAACAGAAGATGTTGAGGATGATTGGGAGGAATATTTAGAGCCTGGGTGGAGTAAGATGGACACCGAGACTAGGTCGTTCTTTGACGATGATTTTCGAAAATTTGTACAGTACAAGATGAAAGAAGCTAATTTGAAAAAAGCAGGAGCAAAATTATGAAATTTGTAAACATAATAGAAGAAAAGTTAAAGGTTTTGAACGAACAAGAACCTCCACCAGAAGATACAGATGTACCACCAGAAGATGAGGTCACCGAACCACAATCAACTGAGACTCCGTTGAGTGAATTACCGGATGAAGGAGATGGTGAAGATGATACATCAAAGCTCAAGGTGGATTATGTAGAGATGATCAGAAAAGCGTTGATCATGGCTCCCAAACATATCGATGATGTCGATTATGCTCGGTTGACCAAGATAGTTGACACAGAAAATTTAGAAGAGATGCAAGAGTTGGTGAGCAGAATTGTTCGCAACAACTATCCACATCCTGATTTGTGATGAGTGACGGTGATTTGAGAAATTTGTACGAAAATGTTCGTCGCGGTGCTGAATATGTTGCTCCTCGGCGTGAGAGTGAGTTATACAAAAATGTTTACATGGAGAAAAGTGGTAATAATGAACTCAAAGTGTTGTGTAGGAAATTAAACGATATTGGTGACAGGGGCTATCTCTCAGATAGTGACCTTCTATATTTAAATCAATTTTTAGACTCACGTGCATATTTACCTATGATAATTAGTTACTTGAATGAGAGTAATATAACAGATAAGACGTTGTCAGATAAGAATGCTGTTGATGGTATAACAAATATATTACAATCTGCTGGAGTTACTGATAAATTTGTCGATTATCTTGGCTCTCAGATAAGTTTTAATATTTTAGGTAAATCTGGCAATCTACTTGATATCATCTCTAGTAAGTTGAGTAAATTTAATATATCACGTGATGTTATTGTACGGTTAATGCAATTTGAGGGTACCGAAGGTGGTAGAGGTGTAGGTCAATGTGAGTTAGGGCTCGCGACGATATTTAACGATGTTACTGTTCGTGATAGTCATGGAGATCTTAGTTGGAGAGGTGAATATCTAGAAGTGAAAGGTAGTAAGGCTAGACTCGGTGGTAGAGATGTACCGCTTACAGGGTTTGAGCAAACGATTTTAGGTTCTTTTGCAATCCAACACGATTTACCATTTAGTACTATAAAGAGTGGTGGTAATAAATACAATATCGTTGACACATTAATTGGTTTAAGTAAAGTTGGTGTGCCACCGGCTCAGTTGAAAGCTGGTGTAATTGAATTTGTTAAGAAGTGCTATCCGAACTCAGGCAATATAACTATACCAGGCTCGTTTAAAGACAAAAATAAGCTGAGAAACTACTTAGAGACATGTTATTTCACTCACTACGCATTAACAGAGGGAGTTGAACATTTTATCTTTATTAATACAGGAACATCTCTAAAGGGTGGTTCAGAAATTAAAACACCTACTGCAAACTTTGGTAAGTATATAATATTTCAAACACAAAACATACCTAAACTGGTAAATGCTGGTGCTATTGGTGCGAGCACAATAACATCAGCCAACATTTACCCTAGCCTCGGTGCACCAAATGTTAGTCAAGTACCATTAGAAGGAGCGATGGAATAAAATGAACTTCAAAGCATACAACAGAGTGATAGAGGAAGGTGGCGCATATGGCCACATGATGAACGTGCATGAAGATTACACTTTACAGTTTGAAGACCTGCAACGCATCATCAAACAAGCACTGACCGGTGGAATCAAAGGAGAAATCAAAGAAAAGACCGATGGACAAGCGTTAGCAGTGAGCCACCGTGCAAATCGTGTGATATTTGCACGCAACAAAGGGCATTACAAAGCATTTGGTAAAAACGCCATCCGAGGCGCCAAGGGCATTGCAGAATTTTTTGGAGAACATCCGAATGACAACGTGAAAGAAGCATTCACATTTGCAGCAAAGGACCTAGAAAAAGCCATCCTGGCTTTGAGTGACAGGCAGAAGCAGTTGTTGTTCGCGGACGGCAAAAGATGGATCAACATTGAGATAATCTGGCCGGCAACCGTGAATGTGATCCCATACAACCATGAATTGATCGTGTTGCACAATTTCCGGGAATATGATGAAGATGGTAACACGTTAGATGGTGATTTTGATGAATATGGTCGCATGATGGCGGGTATGATTCAGCAAGTGAACCAACATGTACAAGATAAGTTCACGATCACGAGCATGCCATTGATGAAGTTACCACAGGTCAAGAATTTTGAATCCGGAATGGGTGAATACATTGGCACATTGAATGGCTTGATGAATCAACATGGTTTGAATCCGAGTAACAGTGTGGGAGATTACTGGGTGAGTTACATGAGCGGGGTAATACAAAACGGAGCACGAGAGTTTGGTTACAATGTACAAACGGACACACTGAAGCGCATCGCTTACAGATGGGCGTTCAAGATGCTCACACCAGGTAAGCGACCAAAAGACTACAACTCACTAGCACTCAGTAGGTTGCCAGACTTGAAAGGTATTGTTGATAATAAAGAATTTATACAATGGATAGGAGCCACAGAACGTGGAGGTGAACTCAAGACCCACTACAATAACATGATCGAACCACTTAAGGCGTTGTTCCTAAAATTAGGAGTTGAATTGAACAACAATATAACTAACCTCTTGACACTAAATCCGTCACAAGCTGTACAAGAGATCCGGCAAGGTATAGAGGAGGTTACACGCGAGATACAAGCAACTGGAGATTTAGCGTTGATGGACAAGTTGAACCATGAATTGAAAATGATCAACAAGTTGGGTGGTCTTGACAACATAGTACCTACCGAGGGTTTGACCTTTACATACACTCCAGATGGAGAAACAGAACCCAGAATATATAAATTCACTGGGATATTTGCACCCGTGAATCAGATACTGGGTAGCTTAAAATTTAGTCGTTAAGGTCTTTTGTTATCTGATTTAATTTCTTGTCAGCCTTGTTGTATATCTTTTGCACACCAGGAGTAGGTTTTTTACCAGCCATCTGTTGACGTTCTTCTTCTTGTTTCAACTTAATAGCAGCTGCAGTTTCAGCTCCCTCATCCTCTTCATCATCTGCAGCCTCTTCAACTGGTTTTGATGCTTCAATTTGTGCCATTCTAGACTCATATACTCTCAGATATGCCTGTTCCAACAGGATATTTTCATCTTTTGATGTGTTTGTCATGTGATTATTTATAATAAATGTAGAAAATAACCATATTTAAAACTAAATAGGTTGTATGAGTAACTCACATGATAGTTTGACAGCTCTTTTTGAGCAATACGTTAGCGAGAACGAAAAGTTCAACGAGAAACAAAATAAAGCCGCCGGTACCCGAGCGAGAAAGGCACTTATGGAAATCACTAAACTCTGCAAAGAGCGGAGAAAAGAGATTCAAGAAGCTAAAAATAACAACTAAACCTGAATAAATACTTCTATGCACAACAACACATGGAAGAAGGAAAGGGATCTCTTATCAGAAGCTTACAACGCTGTAACTGAAACAGATCACGGCAACATCCAAACCGCTCTAGGACCAGATGAAGAAGAGCAAGAGGATGGTAGTATCAAAAATACAAAAACCGGCGAGACTGTTCACAAGCCTAAAAGCAAAGTAAATGAAGAGATTGGTGACCCTCTTGGTGATGAAGTTGGTGAGATTCAACCTGAAATAGATGCAGAGTTCACACGTGAGCCTGATGAGGTTGATGCTGAAATCGACTCGCTCAAGAGCCTAATTCTCAACCCACCGGTTGACAAGATTGAAGAATATGCTCGTCAAGGTCAACTGCATGTTTATGTTGATATGTTGAAGAAGAAGCTTGAAGCAGCAGAAGCTGTGAAGGCTGCAGTACGTGGTGAGGCTGAATAGTCAACCATCACCTCAATCCAGTAGTTTCAAAAACATCTCTAGCAACTCCAGCAGAGAACCCACCCTGCACACCCTTCACAATCACTGATACAGCGTTGTGACTATGCAAACTCTCGTTATGAGAAGCAACAATCTTAAAGTCCTTAATTCTAGGCTCGTTGTTTAGCTTCTCGTACATCAATCTCACTGCATCTTCTACAAACTTGAGATAAGATCCATTCAACTCTGCAAAGGCTTGTTCATCCTCTCGTTTGACCATCACCTGTGTCTCTGTCTTTAGTGCTGCCAGGCATAATTCCTGTACATCCTCGATCCACAACATGTCATCGAATCGAACACTAACACGAGCCACGCTGCGTTGACTGTGTGGTACGGTTGCTCGGTTGCGATATTTTTCTGCATGTTCACTCAACTCAAAACTACAAGGGCATGCGGATGAATATACAAAGTCAAAGTGTATATATTTTTTAAACTCACCATCCTTTGTTAAATCTCCTTCGAAAACCACATCATAGTATTGAAACCCCTCCAAACCACTTCGCAGACTCTTCTGCCGGATTGGGTATGATATCTTCAACATTATCCTTGAATCAAAACACATCAGATTCTTTTTATATGTCTCGAGAACATCTTTGATCTTGTCGATGTTGAACAATTCATCCTTGTGATTGTAAAAGCTTCGCATGATTCGTGACATGTTGATACCCTTCTTATGTGCTTCCAAGCTAACACTACCGGTTACACTTGTTTCAAGCTCGATTGTCTTACCACTTCTCTTTTTATATGTTAATGGTAATCTGAAGTTATGTATACCTACTTGCTGAATCGCAACCGGGGCACCTTGAATCAGACTTGACGGACCGTTTTGTAAATCAGGGAGTGACGAGATATATTTTTTATCAGCATCTATCTTTGTATCGTACACTCTTATGGGTGATTCGTAACCCTTGCTATACTCTTCTCCCATTATTTCCTTGGCGATGCTATCCTTCTCACCAGTAAGTTCATCATCACCTAACCATTCATAGTTGTTCGATTTATCAGTCATACGTCATATTATAGATACTTTACACGTGTAATTCAACTTATTATGATAAATAATTTAGTATGTCCAAGTTCAATTCATTGATGGAGAGTAATCTCAATAAAACAAATCTACTTCGCATCCGTATCAAACATGATCCTGCCAACGGTATTGGTGAGATGAATGATTATGTTGGCTATGTACTAGAGGAGGATGGAATGGGCAATGTGGTTGCGATTGTTCCTCAAATGGGTGGTGATACTATGTCCTTTGGACCTGGTCAATACACACATGATGATGTACCTTGTGGAGATGACGAGCAACAAGCAGATCCATTGAGTACGTTCAAGAAACACATTGTCAAACACTTGATTGAGCGTGGTTATCATGACAAGGTCAAAAATCATATGGATGAAATAATTAACGCGAAGGATGTTTCACAGTTGGAAAATCTATTACACGGATGTGGTTGTAATGGTGTTGCTGTATTGAACATGTATAGAGATTTTGTATCAGATGCAACGGTTTGATTCATTGTATGGCTCGCTGTTGACCGAGCAAGATGAGAATGTTCTCAAGATAGGTATATTTCCTGGCGCATTCAAACCACCTCATGTAGGTCACTACACGACTGCGTATGATGCATGCAAGAACAACGATAAGGTCTACATTTTCGTGTCAGACAAGCCGAGACCATTAACCACACAACACAAGGGGAACAAGAAAGAAGTACCAGATTCTGCTAGATATGCCAATATTCTCAAATCTGACAAATACACAGACCGATTGTTAGGTGTACAAACAGCAGGTGTGGCGAGAATGACAAGCGCGACTGCGTTCCGGTCTGCAATTTCTATTAAAGACAAAGTAACCATTTCCAAGAACATTCCCGAGGGGGTTGACAGTGACAGAGTCTATGATATCTTGATGAAGAGCAATGATCTTGACAATCCTGGTTATGGTCATATCACAGTAGAACAAACCATGGACATCTGGATGCTCTACAAGCCACTACTAATTAATCTCACCGGGATGAATCCAGAAGATATAATAATACAAGTATCCAAACCAAGTCCTGTGAAAGACACATACGACTTGGTTGATCAACTTAACAAATCTGAACAAGCGGGTAACATAGGAGTAAGACTTTACGTAGGAGAGTGATGAAGAGATTTGGACGTTACGATAATGACTTTAATGGTCTGTTTGAATGTTACCGACAGGTGAACAGTCTGGTGGTTGAGCGTGAGCTACCCAGTGCAACCAGACAGCCCACCTCAATAACAACCGGTGATTCATTTCCTGGTATAAAGACTATCAAAGTTTTTGTGCAGCGACCAGGTAGAGGTGCAGATCTGACCAATATAATAGATGTGAACAGACTGGGTAGTGATAATGGTGATAATGGTACTGTTATCTCAGGGACTGAAGGAGATAAGATATTCAATGTCACAACCACATCTAAAGGATCACAAATAAAGACTTACGACAATGAAAATAACCTGGAGAATGATTTCGTCACCAACATAGCACCTAGATATGATAGTGAGGCGAGGGAACTGGTTATTATACATGTAGAAGAATTATGAAACAACAATTGAGACATGATGAAAAAACACAAACAGTTATATTGTGTTGTGGTAGCAAAAGATGCCCGGAGTTGAAGATCGAAGACGATCAAGTCACGATAACAGACGATTATGGACAGAAAATCAATATTTCAAAGGAACAGGCATCATTGATACCACAAGCTTTGGAAATGTTGAGCGACAAACCAACAGATGCTTGAATTGCTCGCGTGTGTTGGTTTGCATTGGATCATAAAGTATGGTACAATTTTTGATAAACCTCGCAATTTAATTAAGATGGTTGGTGTTTTGAGAGAATTACTGAACTGTAGCTTGTGTTTGGGGTTCTGGTGCGGTGTTGTGGTGGGTGCTCTCGTGAATAACATCATCATGTACTCATTCGCGAGTGCTGCTTGTTGTTGGTTTGCTGACAATCTAAACAACACACTACAGAGTGTTGAAATAAAGTTGGATAAATGATTGTTATGTAGCTATAATAATCGGATGTATAGTAGCACAAAGATAATTGAATTAGGTAGCTGTGCTTTTAGACAACCTAAAGCGGTCTCACACTGCAGGTTTATTCATGGCTACAGACTAACAGCGAAATTTTGGTTTAATGCAACCACACTTGATGATAACAACTGGGTTGTTGACTTCGGAGGTTTAAAGAAACTCAAAAGCACACTACAAAATCAATTTGATCACACTCTGTGTGTATCAGCAGATGATCCTTATTTACATGCATTTGAGAAACTGAAAGACATGGGTGCAGTAGACTTGAGAGTAATGGACGGTGTTGGTATTGAAATGTTCGCTGAATGGTGTCATGGCCAGGCAGACGTTTATGTGAATGAGTTGACTGATGGTAGGTGCAGATGTACCAAAGTTGAGTTATTTGAACATGAGAACAACTCAGCCATTTACGAATGTGATTTGACTGGTGAATCATTCTCAGAACCGGAACACAAACAACAAGTGGAGACACCAACTGAACAAATCAAACCAGATACAGCTGTGTCTGTTAACTCGAACGAACGTAAATTAAAAAACAAGTGGGTTGATGAAAAATCCACCAACGTTTGGGGATTATAATTATGCAAGAAGAACCAACATCATTAGATCTTTCAGAGAGTTTCTACTCTGTACAATGTGAAGGTAACACAACAGGATACCCAGCATACTTTATTCGATTAAAATCGTGCAATTTGATGTGCGGGGGAAAGAATGGTGAGTTAATGAAAACCGGAGAAGCTACCTGGTGGTGTGACACGGAAGCTGTTTGGAGAAAGGGGTTCGAAAAACCATTCTACAAGCTCATACAACAATGGGAACAAGAAGAGATTGATCAATGGATATATAATGGTAGAATACATCTGATATGGACTGGTGGTGAACCTACAATACCCAAACATCAGAGAGCTATACCAGCTTTTCATGAACATTTGAAGAGTTACGTTAAAGACAAACACGACCTGACGTTAAACACCTTTGATGAGATCGAAACTAACGGCACTCTCATTATCAAAGATGATTTGTTTGAGATATTGGATCAGATCAACTGCTCGGTCAAGCTAGCTAATTGTGGCATGCCAGAAAACCGCCGGATTATCCCGGAGGCACTGGAGAAAATAATGTCTCATAAGAACTACTGGTTCAAATTTGTGATCAGCACAGAGGATTGCTTGAAGGAGATTGAAAGAGATTTCATCAAACCTTTCAACATACCACATGATCGTGTCATGATGCAACCAGGTCTTGACAGACAAGAAAATTTCCATGAACGTACACGATTCACGTTAGAGATGGCCAAGAAATATGGTTACATTGGATTGTCCAGGCTGCATGTCAGTGCATGGGACAAGCTTACAGGTGTGTAGTTGAACAAGTTGTAATCATCAATAAGTAGTTACATGCGATTAGCAATATCAGGCACTGCAGGTCAAGGCAAAACAACACTGCTCAACGAATTCCTAGAAAATTGGAAGATGTACACAACTCCGGAGAAGAGCTACCGGAGTTTGCTCACAACAGACAACCATAGCAAGAACACAAGCAAGGAAACTCAATGGAGTATACTCAATTTGATGCTCGATCAATTGGAACAGAGCAGCAGTGATGATTTTGTCATCTTTGATAGATGTCCTCTCGACAATCTCGTGCATACCATGTGGGCATACCACAAGAATGTAGGTGACATCGATGAATTGTTTGTGGAGAAGTGTATACCAATCGTGAGAGAGAGTATGCGGTTGTTAGATATCATATTCATGATTCCAATAACTAACGCCGCACCAGCGGATATTCAAGACGATGGCGTTAGAGAGACAGATGCTGATTATATAGCAGAGATTGACAACTTCTTCAAGGCTATGTACACAAACTGGAGTAAAGATGATCAGCGATTTTTTCCTAAGGATGACCGGACGGCTATCATCGAAATCTTCGGTACAACAGAAGAGAGAATCAAATTGTTAGGATTTTATGTCGATGATAGTGGTAAGATGTTTGGAGAAGACGACTCACTAGTGGATACTAACACATTATACGACCAGTTCGGTATACCAGTGGCTGCGGATGCTAGTGAAGGTGCAGAAGATAACATCAAAATATATAAATAAACATATATGAAAAACTTCAACGACACATTAGAGAATATCTCCGAGAATTTCGGATTACATAAAACCGTTGTTCGTGAGAGATTTCCACGAAAATTGCAACTCAGTGAGGAGTTTGTTGAGAGTTTTAAAAAAGAATTTCAATCACAAGTTGAACCAACATACACAGAGGATACAGAAGGTCAACGTGTGGTTGCAAGAGAAGCTCGCAATCCTGCACAAGTTTTAAAAGAATTTCAAAAAGCTCTTAAGTTTTTGATTTAATTTTTATCTGATCCAAGCTTTTTTTCAAACGATCACCCTTTTCTGCATTGGTTGTATCGTTTGTCACTTCATACTCTACATCACTACCTGGTATGTTGTGTTTATTTTTTACTTTGCTGCTGTTCTCTTCCGGTCTAGACTTTATCTTCTTGATAACACCTTCTGACCCATGATGCTCACAGTCTGGGTTGATATTTCTTATTTTATCACCCACTTTGACGTCCTTTTTAAGAACTTCTGCTATAAACTCTCGAAATGATGGAAGCTTCATGTAGGTATTTATTTATCTCCAAGTTTTCTCACGATAAATTTTAACATTTCACTACGCATTATGTCTTTCTCAGTAAACTTGAAACAAAACACCCCGTTGCTCTCGCTCTCTGTATCATTGAACGTGTTGTAAATATCCTGGAACCCACTCTTGCTTATATCAGTCTGTAATGTATCTCCTATGACTAACATTTTACTATCCTCACCAAATCTCGTGAGGATGGTGATCAACTCGCTCCGAGTCAGGTTTTGTGCCTCATCAACTATGACAACACTATCCTTGAATGTCAACCCTCTCACATAATTCACAGGAACCGCTTTGACAGTACCTGTTGAGAACAGTGTGGATATTGTGGAGCTCGGTATCAATTCACTAAGTTTCTCTTGCAATGGTAATGTCCATGGGAGAAATTTATCATCCACTTCTCCCGGGAGGCTGCCCATGCTCTTACTAGCACTCTCAATGATGCTCCTGATGTACACAACCTCATCAACACGGTGACTTTTGAGCATGTTCAGTGCCACATAAGCCGCGCAGTACGTCTTTGCTGTACCAGCTGGCCCATCTATAAATGCAATCTTAGTATCGTTATTGTAACATAACTCGACAAAACTATTATGTACATCGGTTAGTTGGTATTTGGTTGTGATTTTAAAGGTACGATCCATGGTGTTCCTGGTGATTATATCTGGTATCTCTTCAATCTCAGTATCCTTGCGGGGTTTAGTTGTAGTCCTTTTATATGATGATTTGCGTTTTGCCATCGTGTTTATTTATTGATTTCACAGCGTTGTTATACTATAATATAATCAATGACCATAGGAATTGCAATTATAACATGTGATAGAGAGAAAATGTTGCACGAGTGTGTCGAGTCGATCTATAACACACACAAAAACATATACAATCGATTGATTGTAGTTAATGATGGCGAACATCCTGTCAAGTCTAGTCTAGTTGATCATGTTGTGAACAATGAAACCAATTTAGGTGTAGGAGCCACTAAAAATGTCGCGATAAGTGACTTGTTCGACAATGATTGTGAGCATCTGTTCATAGTGGAAGATGATGTTAAATTCATCTCGACATCAACCATACAAGATTATATAAAACTTTCAGAATTGAGTGGTGTGAGGCATTTGAATTTTTGTTTGCATGGATCCGCGAATTTGAACCAAGGCAAACCGGCTCCCAAATTGATTATAGATTACAGAGAGATAAAGATGGCTCTCTACCATAATGTCACTGGAGCGGTGAGCTATTATCATAGATCAGTCATAGACCAGTGTGGTTTGATGGACATGGAGTATAGAAATGCCATGGAACATGTTGATCACACCATGCGTGTGATCAAGGCAGGGTTTCATCCGCCATTCCGATGGTTTGCTGATGTGTGTCATGCTGATAGGTTGATTGGTGATCAGGATCCAAGTCTAGGATCAAGCAAAATACGCAACGAACAAGAATGGAGAGACAATTTCGCACATGGAGTGAAGTTGTTTCATGAAAGA